CCGTGCCATTGACGACGACCTTCACGTCAGACATCGGCCACCTCCAGGACGGTGCCGCCAAGAATAAATGCAGGGTGGCGTGCCTTGTTGCGTGAGCAGATCTCCAGCTCTCTGTCGGTGGATTGATAGAGACGGTACGCCAACACCAGGGACGGTTCCGTGAAACCCACCGTGATCTCCTGTAGCGTTGGCAGCGCGCGTCCGGCAATCTCCGGGAGCCCCTTTAGGACCTTGGCGCGCAAATTTGCGAGCGTCCGGTAGGTCTCATCGTTGGCCGCTTCTTCCATTTCGTCGGAAAGCTTTTCAGCGACCGCGTCCTTGGCCTCATTGACTTCGTCGCTGGTCTTGTAGGTTGCGGAAATGGCATGCTGAGCAAATGCAATCGCGGCTCCCCGGCGCATCATCCGGTCGGTGGCGATGAAGTTGACCCGCTCTTTTTGCCTAGTTTCCGTGTCGTATTGATACGTGGGCGGAGGGGTGAATCGGTCGAACAGGTCCTGAAGCGCACCAGGCAAACTCGGTGGCTCAAACGTGGTCTCGAAAAGCGCCGTCATCGTGTCAAACATCGTGACCGGTGAGACGAGTAGCGACGCCGCGTCTTCAACAACACCGTCCACGCGACTTCTAAAAAGCGCAGCATCGGAGCCGACTTCAACAAACGGGCCCATCACGGAATCAACGGCCTCTGTCGCCGTGGCAAGAGCACTCTCGATGCTTTCCAGAGCAAACGATGGGGCTCCGGTGATGTCGTATCCCTTGGTGAATTCGTCGGCTGAGGCTTCTTTTGCGGCGCTTGCTGCCTCGGCGATCTGGCTGACAAAGTCGGATTCAACGTCAACGACTCGCTGGTCTGGCGTCTCCAGAAAAGTCATGGAGAAGCGGGCCATCCCGCCTTCTGCAATCGTTTCGCTCACCGTGAACTGCGTACAGATGCAGCGTCGTTTCCCCTCGTAGGGGTGGAGCAAAATACGAGGACCAGAGAAGCCTTCGAGCTGCTCCTCCAGCGCCGTCTTTGCGGCCCTGTAGCTCGGTCCAATCACGTACCCCTCAAGCGAGAACGGCCGCTTGTGACGTCCCATGTCCTCGCCGAAAGGTTCATCGCGCATGGGAAATTCATGCTCGATAACCTTGCGTCCGCCCTGCTTTTGGTGTGCCTCAACAAAGAACGGAGCCCCGCCGAACGACGCCGCGATCACGGGTCGACCGTCAATGGCCACACGTCCGAGTTCATCGCGCCAGCTCATCCGCCGCTCATCGCCTTTCCTGTGTTTTGCGTGAACCCGCTAGCGTTGCTGGTCGATTGAACCTTCACGCCGGGTGGAACATTTTCGAACCGCACAGAAACCTCTGTTCTGACCGGCTCTTGAGCAACCGGCGCCGATGCAGCATCCGCCTTCGTGGAGATGCTCTTCACGTTTGAGTTGAACTCCTTCAGTGATTTGAGCTGCGCCTCCAACTTGTCGTTGCGCGCGTTGATCTCCTTGTTCCTGTCGAGCGCGTCGCCGACCTCGCTCCAGACTCCCACCGCTGCGCCGACTCCGGCCGCGAGCAGTCCGCCGCCCGCCAACCACGGCGCGGCTTTTTTGAGCAGGCCGCGCGCCTTGCCGACCTTCTTCACCGCCTGGCCCGCCGCGCCTCCGCCTGCCGCTGCCGCTCCGCCGCCAATCCCGCCGGCTGCCTCCGCTGCGTCGGCTAAGGCCTTCGCTTTCTTCAGGTTGTTGACCATCTCAATGGCCTTGCCGGCTGTCGTGATGACCAGCCCAAGCGCCGTCGAGATGGGCCCAATCGCCGCCGCAACGCCCGCCCCCCAGAGCACAAGCTCCTGCTCGGTGTCGCTGAGCCCGTCGAACTTGTCGACGAGATAGACGATCTTGTCAGTCAGCCGCTCGATGACCGGAAGCAGCTTCTGTCCGATGCTGATTGCTGTCGCCTCCAGCTTGTTCTTCACCATCTGCTGGCGCGCCGCCTGCGTCTTGGCCTGCTTGTCAAACGCTTGGTCGAGCGCGTCCGCGCCCGTGCGCATTGCGTCAATGGTGGTCTTGTAGACCTTGCCCTGTTCACCTGAGAGGCCGAGCACCGCATTGAGCGCTTCGGTGGATCCGACCAGTTCCAGGATCTTGGATGAGTCACCCTTGTAGTGTTCGCTGATTTTCTGCATGACTGGCACGAGCCCGCCATACTTTTGGATCAGTGTCGGGAGGTCTTTGCCGCCCAGTTCTTTGAACAGCTTTTTGCTCTGCTTGGTCTCACGGGTAAGCCCGGAGATCACCGCTTTGAGTTGAGTGTGCGCCTGAGAGGCTGGGGCACCGGTCGTGGTGAGCGCCGCCACTGCTGCGAGGTATTCGTCGAGCTCGGTCCTGGACGCGGCAACCGTACCAGCGACGCCACCGAAACCCTGGGCCAGGCCGGCAATTGTGGTTTTGCCATACTGCGTCACCTTGAAAATCTGGTCGTAGACTTTCTTTTGTTTCTCGCCCTGCAAACCAAATGCGTTGATTGACGATGTCACCAGGTCGGCAGCTTCTGCGGTGGTACCCAGGCCAGCCGTTGCCAACTTCGCGGAACCCTCGAGCACGCTGAATTGGTCGGTCGCCGCAACACCGGCTGACCGGATATCGTAGAGCGCGCCCGTCAATTCCTCGGTCGCCTTGGGGACGTTGCGCGACAGAGCAAGAACCTTCTTGCCCATGTCGTCGATGTCCTCGGTGGAGGTGTTGATGATGGTCGAGATGTTTGCCATCCCGGACTCGAACTTCGAAAACGCCATGTAGGACGCAGCGCCAAGTCCAACGATGGGAGCCGTGAGTCCCAGCGTCAGAGCCTTGCCGGCTTGGCTGAACGCAGAGCCCATCTTGAGCGCCGCATTCGCATCCTTCTGCGCCTTCTTGGCAAAGCCGGAAAATACGCCGCTCGCTTTGTCGACGGCGCTGAGCGTGAATACAACTGGAAACTCGCGCGCTGTCATTTTCTCAGCCCCTCATTGGCTAGATCGATCCAAAATTGCAGCTCCTCCCAGCTCAGATCCATCAACTCGCTGGGCTGGAATCTGTAGACTCGGGTGCAGTTCCAGACCGCGGAGCGCCAGGCTTTGATTGCTGCGGCAATGTCATGTCCGACTGTTCGCCTAAAAAAACAATGGCCTCATAAAATGCTAGATAGAGATCCGCCCAATCCATCTCATCGGCCAACCCGTCAGGGATTTGGTAGATGCCGGTCACCACGTCGATGACATCCTGGCCAGTGGTCTCACCGGTCTCGATTGCGCTAACGCGTACGCGCGAGAGGTACTTGCCCTTGCACTTTTGCGGGAGCTTCAATTCCTCGTACGTCACGCCCTCAAAGACGACGGGGTTGCTCAGTTTCACCCGAACTCCTCCGCAGTGTCGGACTCCCAGCGCACGGGGATTTCGCCCTCTTCGGTGTTGCCGGTTCCTTCGCCAACAAACGTTGCGTCCTTCAGGACCACCGTTTTTTTGTTGGCCAGTCGAATGGTCACGGTCTTGCCAACGCCAGCGAGGATCTTCTTTACCTTCGTCTTGCTGCTGTCAGTGATCGCGCCTTCGATGAAGGCCGGTTGAGGCAGCTCCTTGTAGCCGTGCACCGTGTCATGTCCCACGACTGACTCGCGCTTTGGCACGCCAAGGTTGTAGGTAAATGCCCCTTTTGCTCGGAGCAATTCACCCTCGATTTTCACTTCGATGATTCCGCCAACTCTCTCCATGGGTCACCTCAAATCAAAAACTGCATTCTTGCCGCGGTCACGATGAGCTGATTCATCAGGTCGGGAGGCATCAGGAAATCAAGACGATTCGCGTCGGTCTCGTTGCGCTCAACAACAAGCTCCGCCTCAAACTGCTCGTAACCTTCGACGAGTCCGAGGCCTTCCATCTCGCGAAACCACATGAGCGCTTCAGCCTTGCCGCCGCTGGGCGTCAGGATGGGCTGTCCCGGATCTGCACGTGTGCCATCGTCGGCCAACTTGTGGCGCGGGTAGCGCGTGGCCATGCGATTGCGGAACGAGTAACGCAGGTAAGCCAGCGTGAACATCGTATTGGCCAGCTGGTACGCCGTGTCTGGAGCACCTGCCGCGTTGGTCGAGTAGGTGGTCACCAACTGCTCCAGCCGCACCTTTCCGCCGGCCGCTGCGACCGTGGTGGAAATGCCGTTTTGCAGCAGTGAGTTGCGCTCCAGGTCTGTGTATTTGGCGGTTGTCGCGGTCTGCTTTCCGCCGATCAGCTCCAGGGTTTTTACTGGTCGCGCAGGATCGAGCTTGAGAGCTGCGCCCGCTTGAGCAGCCACCATTGCCGCGTGTTGCCACGGGGGAATCAGTGGAGAGTCTCCAGGAGCCGCGACGACGGAGTGGTGTGGACTGTTGCGAGTTCCGCCAAGCGTCACGAGTGAAGCGTAGGCGACCGAACTCGAACCGAATCCGTAGCCGTCGATCGACCGTTGCGCGGTGAATCGGCTCGCCAATTCAGTCTCGATTGCGGTGAGCGATGTCGCGTCCACCCAGGGATAGACCAAGACATTGAACCACTCGTCACCCAGCGCCGCGATAGCGCTGGTGAGAACTGGGTTGGTGGCCCCGGTAACACCATTGGCAATCGTGAGCGCGAGCCCTGCCGGCAGATACTCGCCGGGCTGAAAACTGTGCCGCACGTCGAACGAGTTGGCTGCCTCGCCTTTGTTGCGCGCGGTAAGTGTAACGGTCGCCGTGGACACGGTCGCCGTGAATTGCAGGTCGGTGTAAAGGTCGATCTCTGCCTTGATTTTCGCGGCCACTCCAGCCACATCATCGGTGGCAAGGACAGCAACGGAGATCCGTGTGCCTTCGAGATAGAGGGAAAATGTCCCGTTCGATGTCGGCGCGTTTGCGACCAGTATGGTCTTGGTTGCTGCCGTACCGCTTGCGTGGTCGGCGACAAGCATCAGCCAGGTCTCAATCCCTGGACGCTGAGAAAACCATGCCTTGGCCTGCTCATGCGCAAGCGACCCACGACCAGCCAGCGCGCCAGCTTGGTCGGCATTCGAAATCAGGTGCAGTGTGTCCACAGCTCCAGTTCCAGCCGCCAACTTTTGGCTGAAGATGAGCCCATGGAACGGCATGATCGCTGGCCCTTGATTGGCGCGCGTCGCGTCGAACTCTACCCACGTGACGGGAATCAGCAGGTCGTTGGGGATTTCATTGAACGCGATCACTTGTCACCGTCTTTCTTCACGGGCTTGTCCGCCACGGTCTCGACCTCGCCGCGCTTGAGGCAGCGGATCCAGTACGATTCCCACTTCGAACCAGCGGGAACGTTCAGTTCACCGGAGAGGAAGCGTCGGGGGTTTTCCGGTAGCGGGATCTTGAGTCCGTCTTTGGCTTTGATCTTCATTACTCGTCCTCACTTGGCCCCGAGTCATCGGGACGAATTTCAACCAAGTCGCTCGCCTGGTCATCGTCTTGCTGTCCTGCAAGATCGTATTGGACCCCGTAGCGGTTGAACCAAACCAGTTCGCCGTCGACTTCCTGCGTGGTGGTCTGGTACTCAATTTCAAATGTCATCGTGGCCGAGCCAACAATCCGCTCACCTTCGACATCAAATCCAAGCTCGGTGCCTTGAAGGCGAACGTCTTGGCAGGTGGCACTGAGTGTGAGGTCGCGATCTATGGCGGCCTCCACGTGAGAGCAGATGTCGTCAAGCGACGTGTCCAGCGCTTCCGCGGTCGAAAAACACACAACTTCCATGGTGAGAAGTCGACGCATTTCGCGCGGATTCATCTTCCAGCTGGCTTCGTGGATCTTCTCGCTGTTGGCGAACACACAGACATCGCGCGCGTGTGAGCCCTTGCGCACTGGGTACTCTCGCGACTGATGCACCTTGTCTTTCCAGGGCTCAGGCAAGTGCTCGCGCAGCTGAGCGGTCATGGCGTTTCTCACAGCTGTTCGTGCGTGCACGATTCCTCCAGCTTCAAGAGGCGAAACACCAATCCGCCGACGCCGTCCGCTTGCGGTTCTCGCACTCGGTACTCGACGTCATTGACGAGGACGGTCACGCCCTCTTCGAGAAAGTAACCATTTGCCAGATCCTCTTCCCGGCAGAAGAGAGCGGGAGAAGAACTCACGACGCCAGGCTGGTCAGGATCTGACAAATGGTAATTGTTTTGGAACACGACAGGCAAAACCACGACCTTCCCAAACTCATCACGACAGGAGACAACTTCCCCCGTTTCGAGATGGGCCAGGACATGACGGTCCATGGCTAGGATGTGGTCTGCCATCGTCATGATCGCGCTCAGTTGGTCAGAAAAACTCGACCGGTTGTTGATGGGTTTGCGGCAACTTCCGTTGCGTACCCGCAAAGCGTGTTGCTGGTTGAGGTGGTCGTGAACACCTTGTTGGTGTCGTCCCAGTACAGAAGCACGCCCTCAGTCCATGCTTGAGCTGAGGTCTTTGCGTAATCCAGAACAAGCCGTGGAACTGCCGCAAACGACAAGCCCTCAGCAACTGTTGCTTGAGCGACCACGATCAGTGACCCGATCTTGTAGACCGTGCCCGAAACCACTCCACCAGAAGGCGCGGTCAGTTTGAGAACCGAACCGCTATTTACTGCGTTTTCCATGTGTTCCTTTCAGACTCAGACGCCGGTGCTCTTGTAGAGCCCGCGGAAGTCGATGACCTTGGAGGCCACCACGTGACGGCACTTCAGTTCGACGCCATCGACGTCGAACCCAATGCGGGTTTCAAGGACGGGCCCTTCTTCGCCGGCAAGATGTGCCAGCTCGATCATGTCGGCATCGCTGGGGCTCGCGCCTAGGTACCAAATTGCAGTGCTGGCTGCGTCGAGGCGAGGCTCAGCGATGACCGTAAACTTCCCGGCAAATGGGTTAATGTCGCTGGACTTCGCGGAGACGAAGTTGTTGGAAACGAACTGTTCTGCGGTCGTCTCCAGTGCAACCGGAACGATCAGGAACCGTGGTGCAATGTTGAGTTTCAGTCCGTTGATTCCGGTCTGCAGGCGCATTGCTGCGCGCCCAGAGTTCAACCCAGCAAGTCCAATGGCGCCGCTACCAAGGTTACCGTGAGTCGCGTGGAACAATGCGACCGAGTCACCCATCGTTGGGTTGCTGGTGATTTGTTCCCACACCAGGTCACCCTCGAGGCCGCGGGCGCGACGGCTGAACATAGACGGCAACCGGCTGAGCGCGCGGGTGTCGTCGTTCACCATCATCTCCCACGTGTACGCGAAAACGCGGCCGTACTTGGCGAGCTGGTAGGTCTCCTTGCCCTCGCCGATGGTGCCGCGTTCGTACTCTCCACCCTCAACAACCTTCTTCAGGGTCGGAGCGTCACCAAATGCCACAACGCTAGCTGCCTTGAAATCAGACAGGGTTGTCTTGGTGACGATTGCCGAGTAGGTCTGTTGCGCCTCGGCGTATTCCTTCTGCAGGCGCTTGTTTGTTGCCTCCGCAAGCAGAGCCGGAAAGTCACTCGTTGAGTGAAGTCCGCCGCGCACGTTCAGACCGAGTGCAAACTGTGCCAGTTCAGCACGAGACATGCCGCGCGTCTTCACGCCGCAAGCGGTCAGATAGTCGCGCGCCATTTCCAGCATGCTCAGCCCGGCAAACTGACGACCTTGTTCTGTGACAGCGGCGCCGAACACTCGGTGCTCGATGGCATTCATGAGTCCAGTTCGGAGGCCTTCGCGGCCAACATCAGCTGAGCTTTCGATAACCACGCCGCGTGGGCCGGGGGCCTCAGCGTCGCGCTTGAACAGTTCCTGCAGGATATCTGCACGAGCCGCCTCAAGCGTCTTTCCGGAGCTGATGAGCCCTGTGGCAAACTCGTCAGGCAACTTCGCCGTGCGGCAGCTGAGCATGATTCCGCTCACGCGCTCGCGCTCTTGCGCGCGAATCTGATCTTCGGACACAACCGGCGCGGCCGGGACCACTGCGGGGACTTGTGCGGGAGCAGCCGCGCGCGCTCCTTCGGTTACGGGGACGGGTTGTTCAGCTGCTGGATCTGCCATTTTGATAACACTCCTGAATTTGGACTCGATGTCTGCCGGGATTGGAGCCACCGAAACCTCAAAGGGCTCCCACTTGGTGACGCGGTAAACAGGCAACTTGCCGACCGCTTCCTTGGTCTTTTCCATTTCGAGGATCCTGTACCCAACGCTCACGCCGGTCAGGATTCCTCGCTTGATCTTGTTGAACACCTTGTCGGCGTCCGGGTCGTTTTCGGCGGTGTCAAAGCGCACGGTTGCGCGACCTTCGCCTCCAACAATCTTTGCTGAGTCGGGAACGATTGCTCCCATCACGGAGCGCGCGTCCCATGCGCCACTGTGAGCGTTGAGGAAAGGGGCGCCGGCGTTCAATCGCCGCAGGTCGATGGCACCTTTGTCCATCGAAAGTTCCTCGTAGTATCCGCCAATCGTCCAGTTGTAACGCTCAACCC